GTATTGTTATATCTGAATGTGGCATAGCGAATCTTGATCTTAATAAAGAATTCATCACAGTAATACCTGATGATAAGATTGATGACATCAAATATATAGAGTCTCAGATAAAATCTAATAGGGACTTCTCAATTCAACATAGACATGATATACTAGAATATGCCCGTCAATTCGATTGGGATAATATAATTGAAAAATATTATATCCCATCAATTAATGAGATAAAAACACAGAATGTACCAAGCACTACCTAGTAGACTACATGTAAAAGATAGTCCAATAGCAGGACAAGGTATATTCACACGATATGAATTAACCGAAGGCAAAGAGCTTGGTATGTCACATTACCTTGAAAACGGCGAAATATACAGAACACCCCTAGGTGGATTTCTAAATCATAGCATAAACCCTAATTGTGTTAAGTATCAAGTCGGAAACAAATATTATGTTAAGACTATTAGGTCTATAGGTCCTATGGAGGAACTATTCTTGAGATATACTTTCTATGAAGTCTAATGGCATTAAAACCGATAACAGGTAAGGAATTTAATAAGTCGAGAGCGTTTAAGGACATTCCCGTCGGTTTTACCAAGAACCCATTTACGAAAGACGTACAACCTACTAAAAATGACCAAGCAATAAAACAAGCGGTCAAAAATATTATATTAACAACTCCTGGAGAAAAACCATTTCAACCTAATTTTGGTTCTAATGTATCTCAAATGCTATTTGAGCCGTTAGACCCATTTTTAATTGACTCGATCCATAGTGAGATACTAAATACATTACAGCAACACGAGCCACGTATAAAGATTACTAGCCTAGAGTGCGTACCTGATTATGATGACAACGCTATAACCGTTGACCTAGAATACCAAATAGTTGGTCTTCCAGTAATTGAGAATATCACCTTCGTCTTACAGAGACCATAATGCAACCGAATAATTTAACAGCATTAGATTTTACAGATATTAAGTCTTCTATCAAGGCATATCTGCGAACTCGTAGTGAATTTTCAGATTATGACTTTGAAGGGTCAGGTCTGTCGTATTTAATTGATACTCTTGCTTATAACACTTATTATAGTGCATTCATGGCAAATATGTCAATGAATGAGGCATTTATAGCATCATCTACTGTAAGAGATAATATTGTCAATATTGCGAAGCTTTTAAACTATACACCTAATTCTGTTACTGCTTCTAAGGCGTATTTGGAATTAGCGATACAAACTAATCAAACTGCTGGTGCTTGGCCCGCTTCAGTTACTTTAGCGAAGGGATCCGTTGCTACTGGTGGTAATTACACTTGGAATAGACTAGAGCCATTCACTGCTGAGGTTGATCAAACAACAGGAATTGCAACATTAAAATGTGTATTGATACAAGAAGGTAGCGTTATCAACTTCTCGTATCTTGTTAACACATTTGCTAAACAGAATTATGTGGTACCAACATCTGATGCAGATATTGCCACTCTAAAAGTTAGTGTTAGAGCAAACGAAAGTAGCACTAGCTCAGACGTTTATAATAAAGTAGAAAATGTTACTAATGTAACAGCAACTGACAGGGTTTATTTCTTATCCGAAACAGAGGATATGAGATATGAATTGACCTTTGGTGATGATGTAATTGGTAGAAAATTAACTGATGGTGAGGTTATTGACCTTGAATACCTTGTAACTGCTGGAAAAGGTGCAAATGATGTAACAAGCTTTGCATTTATCGGTTTAATCTCTGATAGTAATGGCGTTAACTATTCTGCATCTGATGTAGACGTAATAGTTAAGAATACATCCTACGGAGGTTCTGATGAAGAAAGCGTTGAATCCATCAAATATAATGCTCCAAGATACTATTCTGCCCAATATCGTGCAGTTACTTCAAAGGATTACGAAGTTATCATGCAAAAGATATACGATAACGTGGCAAGCGTTGTCGCTTATGGTGGAGATGAATTATATCCTCCTGTATATGGAAAAGTCTACATCGCAGTCAAAACTAAGACAGGATCTAAATTAAACGATGCAACAAAGATAAACCTCTCTAAACAGTTGAGAGCATACGCTATGGCATCGATTGAACCCGTTGTAACCGATGCTGAGAGCATTTACGTCTATCCTAAAGTGTTTATCACTTATGACCCTGCTTGCTCTGCTAGAAGCGTCTCTGCTATCGAATCAAATGCTCAAAATGCTATTAATGAGTGGGCAGTTGCTTCTAAAGTTAACAACTTCAATTCTTCATTCAGTCTTGCGAAATTCCAGAAGGCAATAACACTTGCAGATAAGTGTATTTCTGATGTTTCGACTCAAGTCTCACTATTAAAATATATTAATCCAAAAGCCGCAGAAACAAACACATACTGTATATCAACTGGTGCTCCTATCTACGATAGTGCTCCAGGTAAGACTTCTAATGCAGATGGTTGTGTCAAAGAGCCTGTAATCGTTTCTGGTAGGTTTAGACTCTCTGATCGTCCTACTGTAGACCAGTATTTCGAGGATGATGGGTTTGGAAACTTAAGAACTTATTACAACAGTGGTAATAGAAAAGTTATTACTAATTCTTCTGCTGGTACAGTTAACTATACAACTGGTGATATCTGTTTTGGGCCTGCAAACGTAACAGGTGCAGCAGGTAATAACTTGGGAGTATTAGCAGGTACAGCAGTTGATACTGATGCAGACGGTGTATTTGAAGGTGGCACAGTAGATTCTTCTGCTGCAAACCTTGCTGCATTAGGAGATTTAAACATTCCTGTACAGATTATTCCTGCAAACGCATCTCAAATACCTACTCCAAGTCCAGATACTATTATCGGTGTAATAAACCCAACGATTGACATTGGTGCGATTGGTACTACTCCACCTACCAGTATCCCACTAAATAGTCTTACGCCAACTATTTTTGAGACTTCGAGCACACCAACTACACTCGAACCTATATCTGTTACTAACGTTGGTAGCACTACAACACAATCTTGTTTCTAAGGTATAATGACGACAAGTAGTAAGGTATCGCAAGCGATAGCAAGACAAACCCCTCAGTTCATTTCGGACGGGTATCCCCTGTTTGACAAGTTTCTGGAGTATTATTATAAGTCACAAGAGAAGACAGGGTTTGGACAAAATATACTTAATAATTTTCTAAATTATCTCGATATTGATAAACTGGATGTTGGGATATTAGGTGGTGCTACAAAGGTTGTTGAAGCTTCATTAGTAGATGATACAGAGATTGTTGTTGAGAACGTAGATAAATTTTTAACTGATAATGGTAGTGTGATGATAGGAGATGAGATCATCTTCTATGAAAAGGCAGTTGCTTCTCCAAGTATTGCACTTTCACCAGGTATTTCATATGAGCAGGTAAAACTTAAGTGGATTACTCTTGCTAATATTATTAATCAGTTTGATGGTAACACACAAAGGTTTTCATTAACCTCTCAGGACGCTCCTGTAGCACCTCCAAGTGCTCAACAC